GAGCCCGGCCTCGATGTCGAAGAGCCGCTCCCCCAAGCGCACGCGCATCGCGGGCGCGATGCCGGCGGTGTAGCGGACCCGGATCCGGTGATCGACCGCGGACGGGTGCTGGCTGGCCTCGTAGTACTCCCGGCCCTGCAGGGGCTCGATGGCGGCCCAGAGCATCGTCACCAGCGACCACGGGCCCGTCGGCGCGCCCGACGTGTCCTGGTCCGTCGGCGGCGCCTCGATCGAGACCCGGTTGCGGAGGGCGCCGGCTTCCATCATGCGGCGACCCGTCCGTGCATGAGTGGCGCGACGGCCTCCCAGGCGGCGCCGGAGGCGAGCTCCTCGACGCTCCACTGACACCAGGCGAGGTCGGCAGCCCAGGCGTCACGGTCCGGCGTGACCAGGGGCTCGGCCAGGCCGTGACTCGCGACGGGCCACGCCATCGCGCCCTCATCGAGGGTCATGGTCGGCACGCCCGCCAGGACGGCCTCGACGCCGGTCGTGGAGTTGTAGGTCACGCAGACCGCCGCGCCGGCGAGGTCGGCCTCGAGCGGCGTCTCGCGCGAGGAGCGCGCCACGCCGGGCGGCACCCAGCCGTCCCCGAGCGGGTGGGGCCGGTAGCGGACACTCCAGCCGAGCCGGGTGAGCCGGACTGCGACCTCGGTCGCCCAGGGCTTCAGTTTGAGCCCCTGGAGCGTCAGGGAGGCGTCGCTGTCGACCTGGCCGATGATGAGGGCGTGGCCGTCGTCCAGGCGCCGCCAGGGCTGCATCAGGGAGCCGTAGCGCTCGCGCCACCGGGCACCGCCGTCCGTGGCGACCGGATAGCGGCAGCGGCGGGCGAGGCCGTCCCAGCCGACCGAGACCAGGGTCATCCGGGCGCCGACGTGCCCACGCTCCATGACCAGGACCGGCGGCCCGGCCGCAAACACCTTGTCCTGCCTGGCCCCCCAGACCACCGCGAAGTCGCAGGGCTGAGGCTTGTTCGGCATCGTGTTCGTCACCGCGATGCCGTGGCGCTCGAGACCGGCCTGCATGGCGTCCGCGATCGGGCGGAGCTGGCTGGCGGGATTGATGTGGATGACGGCCTTCATCAGACGAGGCTCATCCGGTACGAGACGACCGAGGCGTCGATCGCGCTCACGAGCTCCTGGTCGACGGTCTCGCGGTGCTCGTAGAGATGGCCCGCCAGCGCCTTGATGCGCGCGCGGAGGGTCGCCGGGACGTCGCCAGGGGCGTCCCCGTAGCCGGCCGTGAACTGGACGCGCACGGCGTTCGGGACGGCACGGGTCGAGGGCCAGGAGGTCCCGTAGATCGGCCGCACGACCCCGGGCTCGCGCGTGGCGTCGACCTCGTAGGCCTCGGCCGCGAGCGTCTGCTCGGCGCCGTCGGGGTCGATGTAGACGAGCTCCTCGACGGCCTGCAGGGGCGGCAGGGGGACCACGATGTCGCAGACCGGGAAGGCGTCGAGGCGCAGGTCCCAGGTCTGGGTGATGAGGGCGCGCCCGAGGATCCCCTGCTCGCCGTCGAAGTGCTCGCGGGCGGCGGTCTGGACCGACAGGAGGACGGGGTCGCCCGTCGTGTTCTCGGTCGGGGCACCGGCGCCCAGGTCGTCGTCCGCGACGTTGTCCGTGAACTCGGTCTCGCCGTTCGCCACGCTGCCCGCGAGGAAGAACTCGTCGCCGTCGGCCGCGGTGACGTAGACCCGGACGCTGGTGACGGCCGCGCCGCCCGTCGGCACGGTCCAGACGATCTGCCCGTTGACCTCCGGGTCCTCGATCTCGACGGCCGCGGAGACCGGCCCGGGCTCGGTCTCGCCGTCCGCCGTCACGAACGTGCACCGGGCGCGATAGGCACCGGCCGACTTGTCGCCGGCGGCGGCCGGATCGACCAGGGCGCCGACGGGGGCGCTCATCGGGGCGGGCTCGAGGTTGGCGGCGTCCAGGCGGAGCCACGCGCGCAATTCGGCGAGGGTGACCGGCTCCGCGGCCGGCCCGCTGGCGAGGGTCAGCATCAGGCCGCCGGCCGCTTCCGGCTGCGGCGGCGGGTGCCGGTCTCGGGGTCCGGGGCGAGGGTGGCGGCCTCGGCCTCATCGGCCACTGGGACCGCGTGGCCCGCACGAAGGAAGCGGAGCGCCAGCCGGGGCGCGAGGTCGTAGACCTTCTTCGCGTGATACGCGGCTCGCGCCCCGGCGACGCTCGTGGTGAAGCGGATCTTCATCGGCTAGGCCGAGCCCTCGGCGGGCTGCACGAACCGCTCGATGACGGCGCTGTTGCCCTGCGTCACCGGCTTGCGGCGCGAGCCGACCAGGATGTACTGCGCGAACACGGTCGCGTTCTGGGTCGCGCGCGAGACGATCAACTTCAGGTAGCGCTTCCCGGGGTTCTGGATCTCGATCCAGAAGGTCTTCCCGTCGCCGCTGTCGGCGACCGTCTGCGCCGAGCCCGCGATGTCCGAGTAGGCGTCCCCGGCGCCGTTGTCGCTGCTCTGCTGCACCTTGATCGACGTGACCGCGTTCGTCACGATCGCGCCGAAGCAGACCAGGATCAGGACGGATCGGAAGCCCTGCGTGTCGCAGGCCGCCCCCGTGATCGCGTCCGTGCCCGCCAGGCCTTCCGTGGCGGTGATGGCCGTGAGGAACTTGCAGTCGGCGAAGAGATCGAGCATCGAACCTGCACCCATTGCGCGCCTCCCCTGCGTTCGGTGTGAGCCGTCACGGGGCGGCGGCCTCGTCGACCGCCGCCCCGTCTCAGTCAGTCAGCGCGCTACGAGCCCATCGTCAGGTACTTCACCGGGTTGGTGCCGGCGTCCAGCAGGTCGCCGTCGTGGCGCGAGAAGGCGAAGAAGGCGACCTGGTGGAGCTCCGCGTATCGCTCGTCGAGGCGGAGCAGGGTGATGTCCCGCACGTCGCGGATGATGTACTTCGACAGGTCGCCGTACAGGAACGCCTTGGCGTTGGCGCCCATCGCGGCGACATCCTGGTTGATGACGAAGGGCGAGCCGAGGATCGTGTCCGGCTCGCGGACGCTGGCGTTCATCTGCCAGATGAGCCGACCGTCGCCGTCGACCAGCTTCTTGAGGGCGGCGAGGCTCGAGTCGCGGAACATCCAGCGCGCGTTCCGGCGGTAGGCCGGGTCGACCGAGTGCTGGAAGTCGACCAGCTCGCCGTAGGCGATGGCGTCGTCGGCCGCGACCGAGATGCCGGAGTCGGTGGCCGCCGTCACGATGCCGTTCGGCTCCGTGGTGCCGCCGCCCGTGGTGAAGTGCTGGTTCGTGATCCGGCCGATGCGCTGGCCGAGCGCCGTGCCGAGGAAGCTCGCGAGGTTGATCGCGTTGTCCTGCAGGAGCTCCACGGAGACCAGCACCTTCTTCGACGAGTACTTGAAGGCGCCGAGGACGACCTGCCCGAAGGCGACGTCCTGGTTGTTGATCGTCGTGTTCTCGCCGATGATCTCGCCCACGTTCCCGGTGTCGTCCACGGTCGGGATCGGCAGGGCCGCACCCGTGTCCGTGCGGAGGACCGTGGCGACCTCGCGCATCCCTCCGAACTGGAGGAGCGCGACCTCGAGGGCCCGCATCGTCTCGTCGGGCACCGTGTAGCCGCCGACGGACCCGGAGGTCGTCGCCAGCGCGCGCCGCTCCCACTCCTCGACGTGCCGCAGGTCGCGCAGCGACAGCGAGGGCAGGCGGAGGTGGATCTGCTTCTTGTTGAGGTCGACGCCGCACCGGGCCGCGATGTCGCGCTGCTCGGTCGTCAGCTCGACGTCGGTGCCGGCCAGGAACCAGGCCTGCAGGGCGCGGACGCTGTCGTGCTGGCCGACGTGCAGGATGCGGCTCTGCTGGTGGCCGTTGCCGCGGTGCTCGGTGCCGGGCTGGCTGGGCTCGCTCCTGCGCCCGGCGCTCTCGGCCAGGGACTTGTCGAGCTCCTCGGACTTCCGGCGCAGCTCGATGTTCGCCGCGATCCGGTCCATCTCGGCGAAGAGCTTCTGGACCGTCTCTTCCTCGTCCGCCTTCAGGGCCTCGCGCTTGTCCTTGGCGGCGCCCTCGAGGATGGCCTTGGCCTGCTCGTGGAGATTGAGCCGCTTGTCCTGGAGCTCCTGGAGCGTCATTCCTGGGTTCCTCCCCTTCGCCGGGGCTGGCCCAGAAATGCGAAGGGCGCGGCCCGCGAACGAAGCTCTCGTTGAGAACTTCGGTCCGTGGACCACGCCCGAAACGTCGTGCGGGTCGCACTATGTCGCCGCGCGGCTGGGGAGGAACGCCTCCGGTCCGCGCGACGTCGCTGCTACTTCACGCGCTCAGTCCTACACGATCATGCCGGGGAGCGTCAAGAGACTTTCGCTACCCGCTTCGCCAGCTCCTCGCGCATCGCGGCGATCGGGGCGCCGGTCGCGCCCTGGTAGCGGGCCAGGGAGCGGAGGGCGACGTCGGCCGTGGTCGACGTGTAGGCCGGCACGCTGACCACGCTCACCTCGCTGATCCGCATGTCGAGGACGGTCCGGACCGGCACCCCGTCCTCCATGTTCCAGTCGTCGGTCAGGGTCCGGAAGGCGAAGGACATGCCCGTGACGTCCCCGCGGCGGATCGACTCGACGATGTCCCGGGCGGCCGAGGTGTTCGGCGGGTCGATCTCCGACTTCAGGCCCTTGCTGTCCGCGCGCAGCCGGAGCGTCCCGGCCGAGACGCGCCCGATGATCTTCGAGGGGTCGTGGTCGACGAAGGCCCGGACGTCGATGTTCTCGTGCAGCGTGCGCGTCACCGCCTCCGGCGCGATCCGCTCGCGGAATCCGCCGAGGTTCTCGGACAGCACGTCGAACACGATGGCGTAGCCCCGGATGACGGGAGGCTGGCCGCTCTCGCCGCGGCCCGCGCGCAGCGTGCCGAGCGATATGCGGAGCTCGCCGTCCGTCCCGAGGTGCTTGCGGATCTCATCGATCGTCATGGCCTCATCCCCTCTCTCAGAGCACGCCGAGCTGCGTCAGCGCCTGCTCGTCCCGCAGCGTCTGGCGCCGCGTCATGTTCGGCTCGAAGCTGGTCGTCGCGGCCCCGCCGACCTCGACCGCGAGCGCGGCCCCGTAGGCGTACTCGCGGGACGGGCGCGCGACCTCGACCTTCTTCGGCGGGTCGAAGAACTGCCGGGCGCGGCGCCGGGGTCGCCCGCCGCGGACCGCCGGCGGCGTGACTGGCGGCGTGACGCCCGCGCCCCAGGAGACACCCCAAGCGACCCCCCAGGCTCCGCCCCAGGCGTCGGCCACGGGTTACGCCGGGCCCCACGGATCGACCTCGGTGCCGCTGCCGCCCACGGCGATGTCGTTGACGGCCTTGATGTTCGCCGCGAGGTTGTCGTCGGCGTCGAAGGTCAGCCGGTCGGTCTGCGTCTTGATGTCCGCGATCCCGGAGTTGTCCGGCGCGGTGTAGCTGGAGGCGGCGAGCCGCGTGCCGACGGCCACCAGCACGGCCGCGATGTCCGCCGCGATGTCGGCGTTCGCGGGCATGCCGAGCCGGGTCATGATCGCGTCGGTCGCCGCGATGATGAGCGACTGATCGGCCGGATCACTCGGCAGGTTGTCGGTGCTCGCCTTGATGGCGTCCACGAGCGCGTCGATGGTGTCGACGGAGGCCTGGGTCGCGCGCGTGCTGACCGCGGCGTCGATCCGGCCCGTGACCGTGGTCGTGACGCCGACGTCGGCGAGGGCGGTATCGGCCTCGGCGTTCACCTGGGCCGCGGACAGGTCGTTGAACCCCGTGATGTCCGTGCCCTTCGCGAGCGAGGCCTTCAGCGCGATGTCGTCGGTGGCGGTGAGGGCGCCGGCCCACCGGAGCGCGTCGGCCTTGATGTTGCCGTCAGAGGTCAGTGCCGCCGGGAGCCGCGCCTGGATGTCGTTCGTGTCGCCGATGATGTCGCCCGCAGTCTGGGTCGTGCCGGCGACTTCCTTCACGTCGGCGTGCGCCATGCCGTCGGACTCGATCGCCAGCGTGCGGCCGTCCGTCGTCGGCGCGAGGTTCTTCTCGCGCAGGATCTTCCACGGCAGCGAGATACCGGCCGAGCCGAACTTCTGTGTCACCGTGAACTGGAGCGAGTTCGCGTCTCCGAGATCATTCCACTCCTCGGTGGACGTGAAGATGATCTTGTCAGTGTCGGGGGCACCCGCCAATTGCCAGTAACGGAACAGGCGCTTGGTCCCCGAGGTGAGGATGATCTTGTAAATCTTCACCTCGATGACGTCGCCCGCCACCATGTCGTTCAGGTCCACCTCGAGCCGGAACTTCCCCTCGACGGTCGCGCTCCCGAGCGTGTCCTCGGTGCTGCTGCCCGTGGTCGAGAGCGTGCCGGAGGCGTGAAGAACGATCACGCGACGGTCACGGTCTGTCCGATGAACGGGTCCAACTTGCTGGCGATGGTCGCCGCACGGATCTTGCGGTTGAGCTTTGACTGCACCAGCGTATTGAGCTGCGGCTGGTTCGCCACGCCCGCCAGTTCCGTGTCCGTCAGAAAGATGTCGAGGTCGTTCGGCATCCCCGGACCCGGCGTGAGGGCGACGAAGAACATGCGGATGCCGCTGTCCTCGACCGCGTAGCGCGAGAACGTGCAGGCGAGCGGAAAGACGTACGGCATTTAGATGGCCCTCGTGGCAATGCCACACACCGGGACGAAGGCGTTAACGTCAGCGCCCGTCTCGAATGTCGCAGTCGCCGGAAGCGGGAACGCGGAGGCTTGCGTGAGGCGCCCGCCCCCAGTCGGGGCAGCGGACACAGCGACTCGAAACAGCGTCCCCGTCGCGGACGACAACGCGATGGCGAGGTAGAAGAGTCCCGGCCCGACCGTGAAGCTCACCGTGTTGATCTGGATCGCGTTGGTCCCGCTCTGCGCCGTCGAGCCGAGTGACCACAGCCGCGTCCCGTCAATCCCATACACGCCGATGTCCACGTTGCCGTTCGCGGTCGCCCCGTTGAACCATGCCGCTCGAATGAAGGTCGTGCTCTGATAGAGGACGAACGGGAAGTAGAAGGCTATGTCGGCGCCGGGTGTGGCTCCGCTTGTCGCAGCGTCCATACATCCCCCCGCCCCGGTGACCCCGGTCGCCATCGGCTCCGCGACGAGACAGTCGGGGCTGAAGGGGCTAATGACGATGAGCGGTGCGACGGGATACAGCATTTAGATCAGCGTCCTCGGTCCGAATCCGAGAAACATCAGCGGGATGTATGCGGCGGTCGCGGATACGAGACTCGTCGTGGCGGGCAACGTCGTGATGCCCGTCTGGCGACGAATCCCCATGAACCGCAGAAAGACGGCCTGGGCGGGCGCGTAGCGCGAGAAGGCGGCGGTTGTGTTGTCGCAGCAGAGGGCCATGAGGTATTCGCCGGGGCCGAGGATGGTATCCGTCACGGCGACGGATTGCACGGCGCTCGTGCCCGCTTGCGCGGTAGCCCCAGTCGAAATGATCTTCGTGGTCCCGGTGTACACACCGGCATCGACGTTTCCTGAGACGGCGGTGCCATTGCGCCACCCGATCATCGTCAGCGTTTGCGGCAGGGAGAGACGAAATGGAATAAAGATGGCGGAGTCGTCCGTCGGCCACACCGCTGATGCGGTACTCAGAGAAAAATACGCCCCACCGCCGAGTGAATGGGAGGCGATCGTGGAGATATGTGTCGCCCGCCCCGGGGGCAGGAAGGGCGCGCGCTCGACGGGGAACGGCGTGGTCATCAGCGGTTCACCGTGATGCCTCACGTCCGATGACGGCGAGGTTGACCCTGACGACTTCAAAGAAGAAGTGCGCGCGCCCGACGTGCCCCGCCGCGTCGCTGGCGGACACCTCCACCGCATGTGTGCCGTCGTCCAGGTCGCGCAGCGTGACCTCCGCCGTGACGACTGAGCCAAGGAGGACGTGCTCGACCGGCACGCCGTCGAGTTCCACGGCGGCGCCCACGACCGCTCGGTTGTCCGTCGTCTCGGCCTCGATCACGAGCTTGTTGTGCAGGCGCTCGCCGGGCTCAGGTTGCACGATGCGCACCTGGGGCGGGGTGGAATCGTTGTCGATCCGGACGTCGATCTGCGCCGTGCCCTCCAGCCCTGCGGTGTCGCGCGCCACCGCCACGATGGTGTAGGCGCCGTTGGTCAGCAGCTTCGTGTCGAACTGCACACCGTCCGGCGGCAGCGGCGATCCTTCCAGCACGACACCCGCGACCTCGACGTGCACGCCTGCGATCTCCCGGTTGTCCGTGGCACGCACGACGACGCTCGCGACGCCCTCCAGTACCGCGCCCATTGCGGGCGTCAGGATCGTCACGACCGGCGCTTCGGTATCCGGAGGCGGCGGCGCTTCACCGCCAGGGATCTCAGTCGCCGTGAACGGATGCGGGTCGGCGAGCGGCGCGTACCCTTCGGGCTTCGCGCTGCTGTCGTCAGACCAGATCCAATGCACGCCGGACTTGAACCAGCCGCCCGGCATGCCGCCGAACTTGGCGAAGACCGGGGCCTGCGTGGAGACGTTGTCCCAGCAGCGCACGGCCTCGAGCTCGTTGAGCACCGGCTGGGCAGGCAGCGGGGGACTGCCCGACAGCATCACCGGGCACCGGCCGTGCCCCGGCGAGTCGATGACTGATTGGACCTTGACGACCTCGTAGGCCGTTCCGGCAACGAACGTGTGGTTCTGATTGTAGTAACTCGCCGCGGTCTTGATCTGCGTGACCGTGTTGGAGGTGATGCAGCTAAAGCGCCCGTTCGCCTGCCGCAGCGTCTTGCCGACGAGCCCGTTCACGGGAAAGTTGGCCGTCTCGTCCACCAACACGTCGAGCCCCGAGCCCACGCCCGCGATACCGCTGTACTCCACGGGGCCGTTGTCGTCCCACTTGCCCCGACCGTCCGCGCCGCCCCACGAGCCCAACGCATCGGTGGCGCGCGGAGACCACACGTTCCCCCACCCATTGAAGGGTCCCGACTTCCGGTTGCCCCAGAGCAGCGCCGGGCCGGAGCGGATGAAGAAGAGGCGCGGCGAGGTCTTGGTCGACGTGAGCTCGTTCCCGTACGCCTCGATCTGTCGCCCGCCGCGCGCACGCCCGCCGCTCTCCGCGCCGTGGTTTCCGATGCTGTAGGCGTGGATCTTGTTGTAGCGCACGCACACGCGCCCGCCGCCACGCCCAGCGTCCACCATCGCCTGTTCGACGGTGCCGACGTTCTTGTACGTCCCGTGCTCGATGTAGAGCGCCCGGGCCGTCCCCCACTCGCTCGGCTGCACCCACGAGTTGTCGCCGTACGAGCCGACGCCCTCCCAGGCCGTGTGGTTGACGTTGAAGATCACGCAGAACTTGCACTCGGCGTCGATGGTGTCGACGACGCCGCACACGTTGTCGAAGACGAGGAGGTTGGTCGCGTTCGCGGAGTCGAAACCGCGCAGACCGACGTGGTCCATGCGGAAGCGTTGCGTCCCGCCGTAGAACTGGAAGAAGCCGTTGTAGTTGGACTCCTGCCGGTAGGCGTGGAAGCTCATTCCCGTCACGCGAAACCACTGGTCCTTCCGGATGCGCGCGATGAAGCCGCGCCCCCCGTTCAGCGTGCGCGGAATGTTGTCGCGGACGTTCGTCAGGCCGGCGCCCGCGCCCCGCAGGAGCAGGCTCTTGTCGAGGCTCTTGATGCCCAGCGCCCACGCCACGTCGCCCTCGGGGAGCAGGAGCTCGTCGCCCTGCGCGGCGTCGTTGATCGCCTCCTGGATGACATTGTCCTCGATCGATCCGACGTGGATCGTGCTCACTTCCCCCTCCTAACGGGTTGATCGTCCGTTTGGTGTTGACCCAGTACCCGCTGCACGCCGATCACCACGCTCTTCGCGCCGGGCGAATCCGAGCACGGCGGTGATGAGACCTCCTCCCATCGGTGTCAGGTCAGGCGGCCCGGCGCAGGGCATAGCGCGGCGTCACGTGGATCATGTCGCCGCGGATCTCGACGGGATACGGCCCGTCCGCGAACCGCTCGGCCCACGCGAGCGCCCCATCCGTCTCGGTGACGAAGTAGCCGACGATGGCCTGCTCGGCCTGGTCGACGGTGGCGCGGAACCGGCGCTCCGGATAGACGGCGCGGCCCACGCCGTCGAGCACGTCGGTGATCCAGAATCCGCCGCGCAGGACGATCGGCGCGTAGCCGGCGAACGTCGCCTCGTCGTAGTCCTCGACGCGGTCGTCGTCGCTCGGCTCGTGCGCGTTGCGATACAGGCGGAGCGTCAGGTCGTCGGCCAGGATGCGCTCGAGCTGGCGGCGCTTCGCGGCGTGCGCGAGGGCGACCGTCACCGCGTCTCGTCCTCGGCCGCGGGCGTCTCCCGCACCTGGATGATCTTGCCGTCGGCGTCGTGGAGGATCTGCTTGTTCATCGGCCGCTGCTTCACGGTCATGGCGTCGGCGCGGATCGGGATGGTGACGGGCACCTGGACCGCGCCCTCGTCGATCGTGACGGGCGCGTGCACGCGGACGGCGCCCTCCTCGATGACCACGGGGTTGTCGACGTTGATCGTCGGCTTCACCTCGGTGCGGACCGCGCCCTCGTTGATGTGCGTCTGGTGATTCACGACGACCTGGATCGGGCGTCGGCTCCGGCGCGCGCGTGGGGCGGTCGGGGTGCTCGGGACACTCGCGGACGTCAGGCGGGTCACCATCGCCGGCGCGCGCTCGATCTCCCAGCGTGTGAAGAGCGCGGCCAGCGCCTCCGCGGGCGACGACGCGGCCACGGCTTCGGCCAGGTCAGCACGCGAATCCTCGACATGATGCTCGATCTCGTCGGCCGCAACGGCAGACGGATCGCCCTCCGCTTGGATCAGGTCCGGGGACGACCGCAGCGGCGACGCCAGCCAGGCGGCCCAGCGGTCGGCCTGTTTCGCGTAGAACTCGTCGGCCCAGGCGAGCAGCTTGTCGGGCGTCGCGGCAGCCCGCCGGGCGTCGCGGACCTCTGCCCGGACGATCTTGCCGGCGGCCTCGGCGATGTCCCCGAGCTTCTGGGTCGCAACCTTGGCGCGCAGCTCGCGCTCGGTGGCGAGCTCCGCCTGTGCGGCCTGCGCCTGCGCTCTGGCGTCCGCCAGGTCGGCGAGGAGTTGCTCGGTCGTCCCCATCGCCTCATCGACCCGCGCGGCGATCGGGGCGACGACGGCCCGGATCTGATCGGGCGTGGCCGTCTCCACGGCGTCGACCTTCTCGCTGACGGTCTCGACGATCCGGCGCTCGGCCTCGGCGATCGCGGCGGGCACGTCAGGGACGGCGTCGAGCCGGGCCCGGAGGCCGTCGAGGGCGGCGCGCGTGGCCTCGTCTGCGGTCGCGGCGCCAGCTACGATGCCGTCGAGGCTGGCCAGGAGCTCGCGCTGCTGATCGGGCCAGAGGGCGACGCTGGCCGCCAGCGCGCCGAGATCCGCACGGAGCGGCGCCAGGTCCTCCCGCGGCGGCAGCGCCGCGATCTCGTCGAGCAGGGCCGCGCGGAAGGCCTCCGGGTCGAGCGACCGCGCGGGCGGCGGGTCGTCCTGGGCCGGGGGCCGCGGGGCCGGCTGCGGCTTGCCCGCCATGTCGAGCGGCTGCATGTTGACCTGGATGTACGTCTTCTCGCCGGCGGGGCCGAGACTCTTCAGGTTCTCGCGGCGACGGATCTCGTTCGGCGTGATCGCGCCGACGTTCGACATCGCCTGGTAGAACGCGCCGCGCGCGGCGGCATCCCCACGCAGGCGCCCCTCGACGGAGTGCTCGAAGTACTGGATGCCCCGCTCCAGCGGCCGGATCAGCTTGCGGTTGAGCTCTTGCTCCCAGCGCTCGAGCCACGGCAGGAGCGTGCCGTTGAGGTACTGCTGCTCCTGGTGCTCGATGTTCGAGAACGTCGCGCGGTCGAGCTCCATGAGCTTGTGGGGCGGGATCTTGAACCAGCGCGCGACCTCGGTCGTCTGGTGCTGCCGCGTGGCGAGGAACTGCGCGTCGTCGGCCGGCATCGTCGTCGGCTTGAACTCGAAGCCCGCGCCCTCGAGGATCAGCAGCTTCCCGACCTTGTTCGCGCCGATGTATTTCTCTTGGAGCTGGGCGTTGAACCGCTCGCGCGCGGTCTCGGTCATCGTGGGCGTCGAGATCACGCCGCCGAACGAGGCGCCGTTGGCGAAGAGCGTCCCGCCGTAGCGCTCGGTCGCGAGGCCGAGGCCGATCGACTCGCGCGCCTTCGCGACGACGGAGTAGCCTGTCACGCCATCGAACGACAGGCCCGGGATGTGGAGCATGTCGGCGGCGGACAGAAGCGAGTCCGGCTTGCCCTCGTTGCTGACGCGATAGGTGAGCGACCGGCTGGCGTCGCGCTGCACGGCGACGCGGTACGGCTCGAGCGGCCAGAGCGCCACCGCGCGGCCCGCGCCGTCCCGCTCGATCTCGGCAAAACCGTTGCCCCACGTCAGGACGTGCGCCGTCAGCGTCTCGCGGAACACGATCGAGGTCATCTCGGGATTCGGCGCGTCGTGCCCGAGGCGGTGATTCGGGTGCGCGACGAACTCCTCGCGGTCCCCGTCCTGCAGGCGCTTGTACAGGAAGAGCGGCAGGCCCGCGACGTCGGCGGCGATCGTGGAGACGGCGCACCACCAGGCCGAGAACGTGAGCGCGGAGTCCTCGTTGACGCTGACGCCGCTCGAGGCGGGACGGCCGCCGAAGAGCTCGCGCAGCTTCGGGTCGCCGGTCGACCACGGTCCGAGGCGGATGGAGCGGAACGCCTCGTGGATCGTCTCGACGAGCATCAGCCGCGCATCCGGAGGGCGACGAAGGTGATCGCACCGCCGCCGACCAGGAGCAGCCACGGCGCCGGGAGGAGCTGGTAGGCCCCGGCGGCCATCAGGCCGGCGCCGACGAGGAAGACGCCGTCGCGCACGATCCCCGTCATCCGATCACCAGGAGATCGTGCCGGGCGTAGTGGTCGCTGGGGCGCTCGTCGGCCTGCACGATCGCGCGGCCGAGGGCCATGATCGCGGCGACGATCCCGTCGATGCGCCCGGAGCTCTTCTGCTTCGTCGGCTTCCAGTTGTCGGCCGGGTCCTTCGCGATGACGACGTTGCCCGCCATCCACGTGAGGACGGGGTGTCCGCCGTGGCGCAGGCGCCCGCTGACGACGAGCGCCTCGAATTCCTTCGTCGGCGCGGACAGGCTCTGAAAGCCCTGGCCGACGGGCACCATCGGGGCGCCGTCGTCCAGGAGCTGCGTCACGAGCTGCGTCGCGTTCCAGCGGTCGTAGGCGATCTCGCGGATCCGGAAGCGCCCCGTGCTCCCGCGGATGAACGCCCGCACCACGTCGTAGTCGACGACGTTGCCCTCGGTCTTGAAGAGCTGGCCCTGCTGCGCCCACACGTCGTACGGCACGCGATCCCGTGTCGCGCGCAGCCGGATCGAGGCCTCCGGCGCCCAGAAGTGCGGGACGAGGACGTAGGGCTCCTCGGCCGTCCGCGGCGGGAAGAGGAGCACGTAGGCCGTGATGTCCGTCGTTGTCGAGAGGTCGAGCCCGGCGTAGCAGTCGCGGCCGAGGAGGTCGTCCATCGGCACCGCGGCCGCGCACGCCTGCCACCGGTCGGCATCGAGCCAGCGGACGAGGCTCTCGGTCCAGAGGTTCAGGTGCAGCCGCTTGAAGGTGTTCTGGTAGGCGAGCGAGTCCTCCGCCTTCGTGATCTGGCCCTGGAAGTACTCGGGCTGGACGCTGACGCCGAGGCTCGGGTTCGCCTTGGCCCACGTCGACGGCGCGCGCCAGTCGTCGCCCCCGTCCGCCGCAAAGATCACGGCCAGGAACTCCGGATCCTTGAGGGCGCCGTCGCGCACCTTGCGCGCGTACTCGTGGACCTCCCAGCAGATCGAGTGCCGGTCGTAGCCCGCCGTGGTGAGCGCGATCGTGACGGGCTGTCGGCGCGCCGCCACGCCCGTCGTCAGCGTGTCCCAGAGCTCCCGGGTCGGCTGGACGTGCAGCTCGTCGAAGATGATCGCGTGCGCGTTGAAGCCGTGCTTCGTCGGCGCGTCCGCGGAGAGCACCTTGTACGTCGAGGCCGTGCTGTGCACGACCAGGCTGTTCTTGTAGGCCTTCGACCGCTTGCGCAGCTCGGGGCTCGCCACCCGCATGTCGCGCGCCAGGTCGAACACGATCCGCGCCTGGTCCTTGTCGCCCGCCGCGCCGTAGACCTCCGCGCCGTCCTCACCGTCCGCGAAGAGCAGGTAGAGCGCCAGGCCCGCCGCGAGGGTCGACTTGCCGTTCTTCTTCGGCACTTCGACGTAGACCGTCCGATAGCGCCGCGGCCAGCGCTCGCGCGGCAGGTCCGCCCGCACGCGCTTCCAGCCGAAGAGCGGCCGGATGATCTCGTCGCGCTGCCACGGCTCGAGCACGAAGGGCCGGCCCGCGTGCTCGCCCTTGACGTGGTGCAGGCACTCCGCGAAGAAGTCGACGGCGCGCTGGGCGGCGTCCTCGTCGAACCAGAACGCCGCCGCGCCGCTCGCGCTACTGGTCGCGGAAGAAGCGCCCGGGGTCGTCAGTGCCGGTCTTGGTGGGGTGGGACTGCGGCGGGGTGAGGATCGGCTCGGTCTCGATCCGCGTGCGCGCAGCCGGGCTCAGGCCGAGCTCGCCGACGAAGCGCAGGTAGATCCGCTGCGCCTCGGTCGCGATGCGGAACCAGGCCGACGGCACGAGGCCGTTCGCGCCGGATTCCTGCACGAGCCCGTCGAGCCGCACGGTCTCGACGCGATCGGGCTGGCCCTCGGCCCGCACGCGCCGGCGCACCGTCCGGTCCGCGCACTTCGCCCGGGCCCGTCGCCACTGCGCGTAGGCATCGCACGCCATCGCCAGCGTCGAGACGTCGGTCACCGCGTAGCCCATCGTGAGCGCCTGCCCGACGATGCGGCGCCACTCCTCTCGGCCGTAGCGATCGAGGTAGGCCGGGCATTCCAGGCTGCCCGCCTCTGGCCGGGGCTGGCGAAGATTCAGGGGGACCTTGCCGGGGTTGCCTTCGAGGAGCCGGAGGTTGAGCGGCTTTGGCGGCGGCCCCGGCTTCATGCCACGAGTCATGCCATCACACCTGCGGGTATGCAAGAAGTTTCATCAGAAACACTGATCGTTTGCAGAGTTATCCATCGCTTAGGCTGATGCCTCCGGCGCAGCTCAGGGGGGAGACGGGGACCCTAGACGGCGCGTGCGAGACTTCCCCGACGGTCACAGGGCGCCACTTCCCAGAGATCCGATGCCCCCCTCCCCCCTCGTCTGCCGCTCGCGCGCGGTCTTCGCGTTGTGGCACGCGAGGCAGAGGCCTTGCCCGTTCTCGAGCGCGAATCGCGCGCCGCCCTCCTCGATCGGCACGACGTGATCGGCCACCACGCTCGGCCGGCGCTGACACGTCCTGCAGAGCGGATCCCGGTCGAGGATCGCCCGTCGCCACGCCCGATGGCGGGCCCCGTAGCGCTCGGCGTGGTCGTAGCGTCGTCCGGCGTCCTGCTGCTTCCTCGCCTCGCTCCGGTGGGCCTGGCAGCGCCCTGACTCCACGAGCTCACGGCAGCCCGGCACCGGACACGGGCGCTTCGGCGCGGTCGGGCTCATGGCGCTGGCACCGGGCACTGCTTCGTCTCGTGCGCACCCCCGCAGGCCTCACAGTCGTAGAGCTCCGGGAAGCCTCGGTAGGGGTCGTCCTCTGGGGTGATCGTGGGCTCGTTGCGCCAGTGGCCGCCTCGCAACCACGTGGCCGGGTACGGCACCCGGTCGGGCGGTCGGCGTGAGAAGTCGGGCAGCTGGCGCGTGAGGGCAGCGATCAGCGCGTCGGGCGAGACCTGCTTCGTGATCTGCTTCCAGGCTCTGCGGGCATCGTCGGGGGCGGCCTTACGCGGAAAGAGCCGATAGAACTCCTCGAATCGATCCGCCGGCGGCGTGTCCGCCGGCAAGGGTCCGCGAAGGCCCTTCTTCGCGGAATGGGTATCCTTCTCGGTATCGGTAGTACGTAGTACTTCGGTATCGGTATCGGAGGCCAAATCGGGATTGGTCTTCGATGGGCCTTGCAAGGGCCTACTGATTCGGTAGTACTGACAGAACTTTGCAACGAGGGCGGACGCAGGAAGCCCGTCCAGCTGTCGGACGACCGCCGTGAGGTGCTTTTTGTCCCGCATTCTGAGCTGCGGGTCGTGTCGCAGGCCGTTCCTGATCCACAGCACACTGCCGTCCGCGTAGGCCCAGTTCTGCTCGGCGAGCTCCTCCAGCGCCTCAGCCACCTGGCGCCGGGTGTAGCCGGTCTGACGCATGAGGACCTCGGGGTAGTACCGGAAGATGCACGCGGGGCCCGCGGCGAGGCAGAGCCGGGCCGTCAGGAGCACGTGGCGCGCTCTGGCGGACAAACGCTGGTAGTCCGGGTCATCCAGGAGCGAGCTGTGGACGCTGCGATAGACGCCGCGGCTCATGCGCCCTCGCGATCCGGATGAGCGGCCTCGTCAAAGGCGACGAACTCGTGACGGAAGGTCAGATGGGCGACGCCGACCCGGCCGTCCCGGTTTTTGGCGACGATGCAGTCCGTCTCCGGCTTCATCGGCTCGCGGTGGAGCAGCAGCACGATGTCAGCGTCGTGCTCGAGCTCGCCGGACTCGCGGAGATCGCCGAGGGTCGGCCGGCGCTCCTTGCCGCGTTCGTCTCGGGTGCGGGCGAGCGAGGACAGACATAGCACGGCGAGCTTGAACTGGAGCGCCAGCGTCTTCAGTCCGTGACTGACCGCCTCGACCTGGAGGCGGCGCTCCCGGATCGTCATCGGCGCGCGCACCAGCTGCAGGTAGTCGACGATCAGGAAGTCGAGCTTCGGGGAGACTGACCAGCCGGCGACCATGTCGGTGATCTCGGTGAGGCTCACCGCCTCGTCGGTCATCCAGATCGGCAGCCCCTTCAGCTTGGGCAGGGCGCGCTCGACGCCCAGCTGTTCGCCGGGCTGCAGCCGTCCCGAGCGAAGCGAACGGGCCTCGACCCGGGCTTCCTGGGCGAGCATCCGGCGGGCAAGGGCGGTGTTCACCATCTCGCGGGAGACGATCAGCACGGACCGCTTCTGCTTGGCCGCACTCCGTCCCAGCTCGAGCCCGAGGGCCGTCTTGCCCACGCCCGGGCGAGCGCCGCAGTAGGTCAGCTCGCCCGCCCCGAACCCGCCGCTCAGGAAGTCGTTCACCGAGGCAAACGGCGTCGGGACGGTCGATCGGGGTCCCGCCTGCATCTCGCTGATCAGGCCGTCGAGGACGTGACTCACGTGCACCGGCGTGATCGCCCGGTCCTCCGTGCCGTTGACGCCGTGCTTGCGCGCGATCGACTGCACGCACTTGCGCACATCGCCCGGAGGGAAGGGCGGCGTGCAGTTGCGGCCGAAGCTCTCGGTCAGGATGGTGGTGACGGTCTCCTGGTCGAGCCCCTTGCCGATGAGGTAGCCCGCGAGCTTCGTGCACGTCACATCCCGGAGCCCATCACCGACGCCGCGGAGCGCCGTCGCGACCCAGTCGTGCCCAACGGGCTCGCGCCCTGCGCCCGGCGCGGCCTTGGGCGCGCGGAGGAGATCCAGGAGGACGGATGGCGCGCGCGGGATCGTCGGACCGAGGGGGACAACCCACTCGTAGTGGCGACCGTTCGGATGCAGGCTCGGAGGCGCCACCACGAAGCCGATGCCGCGCACATCGACCTGGGGCTTCCCACCGCTAGGCGCGGTGAGCAAGCCGATGCGGTCCCCGATCGACTCCTCGACCGAGAGATAGACGTGGAAGCCGTTGCCCGTGCGCACCCGCGGGGCATCCCGCGGCAGCGCCACGTTCGCGTTGTGGAGGAGCCCCTCGGCGCCGTCGCCGTCCAGATCCACCACGATGAGTCCGCGGCCGACCACAACCCCGACGTTGGCGTCAGGATGGGCGGCATACCACTCGTCGATCTGATCCGCGTGCGGCGGGGCGTCTTGATACTCCTTCCACGGGACGAGCGGGACCTTGCCGCGCGATGGAATCGGGTGCAGGCCGAGCGCGAGGTACTGCCGGGCGGCGTCGTAACAGGGGGTCATCCGAGGAGCTCCGGGTGGTTTTTTTCGATGCGAGCGATGACCGCGTCGAGCCCCCCAATGGTGGCCTGCACGCGGCGGGTCTCGGCCTGGGCGGCGGTGCTCTGCTGCTGGCACCGCGCGCAGAATGGGACGAGCGGCCAGGCGTCGCCGGCCTCCGCGAACGGCACGATGTGCTGCGCACTGAGCCCGATGCCGAGGCGCTCACAGAGCGCACGGCTCTTCCCGCAGAAGGCGCAATGATCGCCGTTGGCCGACCAGATCGTCTCGACGTCGACGAGCCCGCGACGAGGGCGCCGTGGCTCGGCCTTCGGCAGCCACGACTGGCCGGCGAGCGGCGTCTTGCTGCCGCATGCCGAGCACACCGGACGGAGCCCGCCATTGTTCGCGTTGAGCTCGGGCTCAAGCCCCTCGTGCCCGCAGTCCTTGCAGACGAGCTGGCGCCGCTGGGCTTCGAATTCGTCGCGTGTCATGGGCGGCGGCGATCGGGCGGGGCGGTCACTCTCATCATCTGCCACACGCGCACGCGACCCGGAAGTATGTTTTCACGTCCGCGTGCGCGTAGGTGCCCCGGCCTGTGGATTCGTGTGGATAGTTGCGCAGCGACACCCCGAGCGTCGAGGGTGCCCGGGCGCTCGGCGGCAGGGGGAATGAGGAGGAGAATCGGCTACGCTCCGTGCGCTCCTTCGCCCCGGGAAACCATCTGCTGTTCGGCCGTCACTTCATCCGGCTCGCGGCCGGCTTCTCCACCGGCGCCGCGGCGTCGAGGATCTTCTTGAGGTCGACGCCGAAGGCCTTCGCGCGTTTGTGGAACTGGTCCGGCGCGTTGTACTCCTGCGCCTCACCGACGAGGATGGCGAAGACCGCGTGGCGCACCAGGTCCTCGACCGTGGATCCGCGGGCCACGTACTCGGCCGCCGTCGTCACGCGAGCGCCGCCATACCCGCCGACCTCGTCGAGCAGGATCGTCGACAGGAGGCCGCCCGCCTCCAACGGCGCCTTCTTCACGCATGCCGCGACGGCCTCGAGGATCTTCGGCAGGGCCTTCTTCCACCGAGCCTGCGCGGCCTCGCGCGCCGCCTGCTCGCGCTTCCAGCGCTCGTTGTAGTCGTCGCGGGCAGGTGCCGTCTTCTTCGCCGGCGACTTCGCCGCCTTCTCCTTGGCCGCGATCTCCTTGCCCCAGTGCAGGCGGCACTTCTCGCGGTTGACGCACACGGGGAAGGCCTGGCCCTGCTCGGGCCCGACCACGATGACGCCGGTCACGGCGTAGTCGCAGGCCTTGCCCTTCTTGCCGCCGGCGTACTTCCAGAAGCCGGCGCGGATCGTGCGGCCCTCGCGCGCCTCCTCCGGGATGAACGACAGGTGCGTGATCTCGACGATCTTCTTCTTCGTCTCGGTGGCCGCCTGCACCGCGGCCGCCGTCTCCGGGAAGAGGAAGGCGTCGGTCTCGGACGGCTTGAACCGGACGTGCTCGGCGATGTAGCGCTCCAGCTCGCGGACGCTGATCGGCTTAAGCGGAAGCTTCTTCTCGTCGAGCGTGTCCTCCTGGTCGGGCGGGAGCAGCACCGCGTCCTCACGCAGAAGAACGCTCTGCTTCGACCAGTCCCGATCCTCGGGCTCGAGGATCCGCTTCTGATCCTCCGCCTTCAGGCGCGCCAGGAGGATCGCGTGCCCGGCGGTGATCGCGTTCTCCAGGAAGAGCTTCTGCGCCTCGGGGATCAGGGCGAGCAGCTTCACCCGGTCGTAGACGTACTTCTCGGATTTGCCCGTGCGCTGGGCGATCCGGCCGACGTCCCACTTCAGCTCTTTCATCATGGTGCGGTAGCCGGCCGCCTCCTCGAGCGGGTGCACATCCTCGCGCTCGTCGTTCTCGAAGACCACGAGCTCGAGGAACTCCTCGTCGGTCATGGGGCGAATGAGCGCAGGCACCGTGGCCACGCCGGCGGCCTTCGCGGCGCGGTACCGGCGATGTCCGGCGCCGATCTCGTAGCCGCTGGCGTTGGGCCGCACCAGGAGCGGCGTCACCACGCCCTTCGCCTGGATGCTGGCCGTCAGCTCGGCGAGCTTGGCGGCGTCGAAGGTGCGGCGAGGGTTCCACTTCGACTCGTGGAGCTTCGCGAGTGGGAGTGCGTCGTTGAAGGTCGCGGTCTCGGTGCTCATGCTCATGCTCTGGCTCTCCTGATCAGCAGGTCGTCGGTGTCGTCGAACAGGCGGCGCTGGAGCCCGACCACGCCCCGGAGCGGGACCGGGCGCACGCACGGACACCGGGGGCGCGCGAATCGATGTGGGGGGGGCAGCTTCGAGGCAGACCCCGTCCTTGCCGTGGCGGCGCACCAGGTGGCGGCAGCGGCAGACGGTCATCCCGCCACCGGCCGCCTGAGCCGCCCGTGCAGCTCCCGCCGCACGTCCTCGCGGTCGCGCTGGACCCCGTTCAGCTCGCTGAGCAGGCGGAAGGCGTAGTCGGTGAGCTGGTCGTACTTCTCCTGCAGCTCGGCCGGCGTGATGGCGGCGAGGGCGGCGGTCATCCCGCCAGCTCCGCGGCCGTCACGACGACCTCCCGCAGGTCCCACGTCTTCCTGGCACCGCGTGGGCCGACCTTCCGCCAGCCGTGGATCAGCACCGTGTTGCCGGCGGCGAGGCACGCCCGGACGCGGCTCGACACGGGCTCGGCGCGCAGCTTCGCCAGCCGATGACTCACGTTGTCGCCGCTCGTGGTCTGCACGTAGGTCGTGCCCGGCACGCCGGGGATCACCGCCACAAGGTCGGCAAACTGGAACAAGTCGATGCGCCGCCGCGCATGTGGGTTGTAGCGCTCGACGACGGCGACCATGTCGCCCGCCAGGGCGCGGAGATGCTTCAGCGAACGCGCGGTCGGGCTCACGACGGTCGCACGCCCCATCGCCGCAGCAGCGACGACCAGGGGGCGGTGACGGTCCACGGTAAGGGCTTAGGCTTAGCCACAGACGACATCACGCGCTCCTTTCGTCCAGCTCGCGGCCACGGCAGTCCGTCTTCTCGATGGTGACGCCCAGCTTCACGAGCGCCTCGGCCATGGCCTGGCTGACGTCGACCAGTCGCTGACCGAGCGGCATCGCCCCGTCGGGATCCAGGCACGTGACGACGAGGGTGAGCTCGCGGTGCTTCATTCGTCCTCCTCGGTGTCGAAGCCGCGCGTGGTGCGCGCCGCCGCTGCGGCTTCTCGTTTTTCCTGGCATCCTCGGCAGGTCTCGACGGTCGGGAGCGCCTGCAGCCGCGCCGGCGCGATCGCGCTTCCGCAGTCCAGGCACTCACCGTAGGAGCCGTCAGAGAGGCGGACGAGCGCCGCCTCGATCTCCCGCAGCCGGGCGAAGTACCGGGCGCGAGCATCGGCATCGCGCTCGCGGTCCTCGGAGCGGGCGGCGACGTCACCCAGGTCGCCTTCGGTCTCGCGCGGCGCCATCGGGATACCGAGGCGGGTGTTCACGTAGCGAAGCTCCGTCATGAGCTGCTCTCGGAGATCGGTCACGCGGCCCGGGCTACAGGACCGCCAGCAGGTCGTTGAGCCGCGCGATGTCGTCGCCGAGGCGATCCCGCAAGCGCACCAGGTGATCGCGGAACGCCTCGCCCGACCTCCGCGCCGCGTTGTCGCCGACCGGCGCGTGGCCGTTCGTGGAGCCGGCGGCGGTCCGCGACTCTGCGGGTCGACGCGTCCGTGAAGCGCCCCCCCCGGTGCGGGTCCTGGCGGCCTTCGTCTTCGGCGCGGCGGCGCCGCCGTGGCGCTTGCACTTGTCAGGGGCGACCCGTGCGCAGAGCTTGCAGGCCTCGGCCATAGGCGTCTCCTCGGGAGCGGGCGGAATGGAAGCGGGCGCGGGCTCGACGTGCGTCTTGATGCCGTTGCGATCGAGGCCGAACGGATCAGCGGTCGCGGCGACGCGGCGGGCTCGATCGAGGGCGACGTCCGCGGCGACCAGGTGGTCCTGGACGAGATGAGCCGTGAGTTGTCCTGGGAGCTCGCGCGTGACCTGGCACCCGGACTCCGGACAGGTGATCACGCCGTCAAGGCCCGGTTGTAGAAGACGGCTTCAGAAAACTCCCATCGCGTGAGTAGGGATTCAGGGCGGACGAGCCGGAGGCCGGCGAGCGCGACAATCACTTGGCGGAGGCGAGCGGGACCGCGAGGCTATACGAAAACCGTCCCGCCCGGGCTGACGGGTTGGACGATTCCGAGGTCGGCAGAACTCCCTGAATTTCCACGCGGTCGTCATGGATCACGCAGGCGTCCAGGAGGGCTTTGAGGAGACCCTGGCGGCCCTCGGCGGTCAGCTTGTCCAGGCCGCGGGCGGCCAGGGCGCAGGCCCGCTCGATCGCCTCGCTCTCTGTCGCCTGGGCCTGGGTCTCCTGGAGCCGCTCCCCCATGGCGGCGAGGTCGGCCTCGAGCTCCGCCTGCTGGCGGGCCAGCGGCGCGTGGCGTTCGGCAAAGGCCGACTTCGTGAGGCGGCCGTCGACGTAGAGGTCGAGCAGTCGCTCGACCGCCCGACGGCTCTGGGCGAGCTGGCGGCGGAGGACCTCGCCACGAGAGGCGATCTCCACGTTCCTGGCCCCCACGCGCGCCCGGTAGGCCTCGAGGCGGGGCCGGAGCCCCTGGGGGTTCCGGATCACCCCGGCAACCGTCGACCAGACGACGGTCTCCACCCGCCGCCCGGACACCCAGCGCCGACAGCGGACGGCGTCATAGTCGATGGCATCCCGGCCCTTGCAGCGGTACACGGTCGTGCCGCGATGCGTCTCGCCGCTCATCCGGCGCCCGCACCGCCCACACCGGGCGAGGCCCTGCAGGAGATAGATCCGCGTCGGCGGCCGGCCGGCGAGCACGTCCCGGTTGCGGGCCAGCTGGGCCTGCGCCTGCGCGAAGAGGCCGTCCTCCAGCAGGGCAGGCACCGGCACCGTGATCCACTCTTCGCGCGACCGGTAGCGGACGCCGTCCGGCTTGCCGGTCTCGGGGTCGAGGCTGACACGGCGGCGATTGAAATAGGCCCGGCCGACGTAGCGCTCGTCCGTCAGCAGCTTCGCGACCGACGACTTGGCCCACCGGCGCCCGCGCCGGGGTCGGACGCCGAGCGCACGGAGCTCATGGGTGATGGCGCGGATCGATCGGCGCTCCTCGACGAGCCAGCGATAGACCATCCGGACGAGCGCGGCCTCCTCCTCGTCGACGAGGAGGGCTCCACGGTGGTCAGGGTCGACGCGATAGCCAAAGGGCGGCGGCCCCGAGTAGCGCCCCTGGCGCGCCTTTTCCCGACGCCCGCGCATGGTGCGCTCGCGGATCTTCTCGCGCTCGTACTCGGCGATCACGCCCTTGAACTGCATGAACATCTTGCCCTCGGGCGTGCCGTCGAGCGGAGTCGTGACGTAGAGCAGCTGAACCTGGCAGCGCGAAAACTCCTCGTGCAGGATGGCCTGCAGCACCAGGCGCCGGGCGATGCGGTCCGGGTCGTGGGCGAGCACGACGTCAACGCCGCGGGCGCGCACCAGCTCGCGCACGCGGGCCAGCGCGGGACGGTCGAGGATGGCGCCGCTGTGGCCCTCGTCCACGAACTCGCCGATGACCTCGTAGCCCTTCTCCGTCGCGTGGGCACGCAGTTCGCGGACCTGGCCCTTCAGTCCGTACTTCTGCGCCTGCTCTTCCGTGGACACCCGGGCGTAGAGCACCGCGCGCATCGTCAGGCCCCCCGCCCGGCTTCGAGAAGCATCGCGATCGCCCGATCCCATCGCTGCCCTCCGTCGTCCGGCCGCTCGACGATCACGGCCGTGAGGGCGCGATTGTCGGCGGGGCTCATCGGAGGACGCAAGGGCTCGGGGCGGGCCTGGGTCACGCCGCACTCCCCTGCCCGGCCCGGGCGAGGGCGCGCGCGATCATGGCGCGCAGCCGCAGCTCGTCCTGGACCGCGCACACGGGCTCGGCGCAGCCCTTCATCCACTCGGTCACGAGGTCGTCGGCCATCGCGCGGTGAGGGTCGGGAGCGGGCGCGGTCACGATCGTCGCTGAGCCGCGATGCGCTCGTTGACCGCCTCGACGCCCGGGAGGTTCATCGCCTGCTTGAGCGTCCGCGCCAGGCCGTTGAGCGCGGTCATGTCCGCCTGGATCAGCGTGATGGGCTGCTCGCCCTTCGCGACCGCCTGGACGAGCGCCATCAGGTTCGTGACCTTCGCGCTCCACTGATCGCGGAAGCTGACGCCGGCCGCGACCGGCTTCGGCGCGGGCGGCGGCGGCGGCACGTAGACCGGACGCGGCGCCACGGTCGGCACCACGACCGGCGCCGCCACGAGCCGCTCGGCCATCACGGTGTCGCCCTTCGCTTCGGCCGCGGCCGCCTCGGCGAGCCGCGTGTCCTCGGCCTCCTTCCGGAGGCGCTCCTGCTCCGCGGCGACGCGGGCCCGCTCCTCGGCTTCCAGACGCTCACGCTCGCGGCGGGCGGATTCCTCAGCCTCGCGGCGGATCCGCTCCTGCTCCTGCTCGTACGCGCCCATCGCACGGGCATACGCCTTGTCCGCGTCGACGAACGGGCCACGCAGCTGCTCCCGCTTGGCCACGGCGGTCTTCCAGGCGGCGTGCGCGGTTTGCACGATCGGGCCCATGACCTCGTCGATCTTCGACAGACGGCGCTTGATCTCCGCCCGGTCCTCGACGGCCGCGGCAAACGACGTCGGATCGGTGATCGCGATCAGCGGGATCTTCGCGGCGATCTCCGTCGCCTGGGTTTCGAGCTCCACGGGAATGACGAGCGCGTCCGTCATCGGGTCACCTTCAGATGCTCGAGGTTTTCCAGGTGCAGATCGGCCACCTGCTTGAAGGCTTCGGCCAGGCGCGCGGTCTCGTCGATCCGCTCGTTCTGCTTCAGCCGGTAGTCGCGCAGGAAGTAGCGCGCGAGCTCGACGCACTTCGGATCGTTCATCGGCCCAGATCCTTTCGCGCGTTGTAGACGGTGACGGCGGCCAGAAAAACGTGTTCCTGTTCACGCGCATCGACTTCGTGAAACCGATACGTGCCGTCAGCGCGCAGTTGCACGACGGCGGTGATCTCAGTGGGTTCCGTGGGGTGCATCGCTTGCCACGCACATCGATAGCCGGCCAGCTGGAGCGCGGCGGCGCGTTCATCCACGGATGCGACGCACTTCCAGTCGATCAACGCGCGACGGGCTGCGAGCCAGCCCACGCGGTCGACGTGTCCACGGAATCGCCAGTCGGGGTGACGGACCTCGATTTCGCTCGCGATTGGTTCATGTCCCGACTCGGCTAGGAACTTCCGGTAGGCCGAGAAATACGCGGCGACGTCTGACGTGATCTCGGCCTCGTCGAGGTATCCGTAGTGATCGGCCTCGATCAACGCGTGGACGCGCGAGCCGCGGTCGGCCGCAAGCGCCAGCGTTTCCGGAGAGACCATCGCGAGATCGGGCCCCAGGCCGCACGACGCCAGAATCGCGGTGACGCGAGGCCAGTCCGTCACGCCCACTTCCGCCCCGCCACGATCTTGCTGATGTGCGAGCGCGCGACTCCGAACCGTCGAGCGACGTCCTTCTGCTGCACCCCGGCCAGGACGAGAGACCGGATCTCCGCGACGCTGTCGAGCGTGAGCCGGGTCCTTGGAGCGCGGCGCGCGTTGACAGCTGGCGTCACCGGCTCTAGATGCGCCGGATTGACGCATCGCTTGACGCCGCACAGATGGTCCAGATGCAGACCCGTGGGGATCGGTCCGCGGTGTTTCATGTAGTACGCTCGGTGCGCCGGCATCGAGACGCGCCCCTCGATCTTCATTCCTCCGTAACCATTCACGGCGTTGACATGGCCCTGCCACAACCAGCAGCCTGTCGCCGCGTCAACGACGAAGCCCGGGTGTCGCCCGACGTACTTCGACCACCGGTGCCCGCACCCGCACTGGCAGAGGCTCACGACTGCGGCGGCCCTTTCTTGAGTCGGTCGACAAGTTTCTCGTACTCGACGACCAGGATGTCCTTCGGCTGCCCGGACATGATCCCGGCCTCGCTGAGCAGCGCGTGAACCTGCTCGTCGCTCCACTTCGTCCCGCGCGCGATGGCCCAGAAGCGCTTCGTCTGGGCCTCCGAGATGATCTGGCCCTCGACCGCCTGCGGCGTGCCGTGCGGATCCTGGTCGACCGGCGGCGCCTGGCTGGTGCCGGCCTGCCGGCCGTCGGTGTCTTCCGGCTCCGGCGAGCGGCCGATCGCGACCATGAGCGAGTAGCGCTTGGCGTAGGTCAGGGCGATGCCGACGCGCTGCAGCGGGTTCGCGCCAGAGCCGCCCTCCTGGGTCTTCTCGACCGGCATCGAAATGATGCCGCTCTCTTCGTAGTGGCCGAGCTCGTGGGTGATCCGGCAGATGATCGCGACCAGGTCCGGACCCGCCTTGATGCCGGCGGCCGTGCACTCCTCTGCGCTCGGCACGCGCCACCGGAACGACAGGCCGAACTTGCCCATGACGGGCGAGATCGCGCTGGTGATCTCATCGAGCGGCGCGAAGGCGTAGCCGTAGCTGCCCCCGCCGCGGGTCACGATCTTCGCCCGGCCGGTCTTGTAGATCGGCGGGCACTCGACCTGGAAGGCGCTCATCGCCTTGTCATAGGCCTGCTTCGCGCTGATCGCCTGCACGCGCTCGGCGAGCGAGACGAGGCGCTCGAGGTACTCCAGCGGGGCCTTCTGCTCGATCGCCATCGCGATCAGGGACTGCGGATCCAGGCGCGCAAGGGCGGTCGGACCCTCGACGATGTCGGCTTCTCTCGTGGCCATCACGGCTCCTTCCGTCGCTGCGTCGAATCGCTCGCCTCCACGGCGGCGTCGAGCTCGAAATCCAGCGGATGCTCCGGCGGCGCCGGCGTGCGGGGCGCAAGCGCCAGGGCGCCGGACAATGCCTTGAGCGGGAACATCCTGGCCTGGGGCCGGGTCATAGGCGCGCGACCAGCACCACGCCGATCGGGTGCTTCGCGCATCGCCCGCTCTTGACGGCGGCATCGGTGCAGATCAGCCGGACGCGCCGGCCGTCGCGGGTGAAGGGCGCGGAGCGGTAGGTACATGTCACAGGTGACGCCGCAGGCACCGCTCGACGCGCTCGCGGGCGATTCGGAACCGGCGCGCGATCTCGGCCATGCTCTGGCCAGAGAGGAAGGCTTCCACGATCCGGCGCGCGAGGAATGCGGTGAGGCGTCGGCGCGGCATTCACTGCACTTCCACCATGAGGCGACCACGCCAGTCCGAAGGGAGCTCGCGCGCGACGGCCTCGATGCGAGCCACGCCCTCGGGCGTTCGCCGGTAGTCCATGCCCCACGGCTTGCCGCCCCACTCGGCCTCGGTGAGCCGGCGCTTCACGTGGACGGAGCGCTCCAGGTGCTCGGTCCACTCGCCGAGCGCGGGATCGCCGACGCCGGTCAGCGCATCGCGGAGTCGGAGCAGGAGCTCGACGGCGTCCTCCATGCGCATGCCGATCACGGGCACGAGGCCCTCCGGCCGCTGGAGCGCTGCCGAGGCGTGCCACACGGGCCCGCCGTAGCCGTTCTCCATTCACTCGTACCCCGCGTTGACGGTGAGCTTCACGCTGACGCCGTTGCGACCGACGAGGCGCGGGCCGAAGCGGAGGTGCATCGTCTCGCCGGCGAGGTAGCAGGGGTGCGCGAGGGCGATCTGCTGGGCGCGGGTCATCGCCTCACCGGGCGCCATCGAGGGCCTGGAGAGCCCGACGCAGCAACGCGACGATCGCGGCCTGATCGCCGCGGAACACGAGATAGGACGGCTCCCCCATCCGCTTGTCGTGCGCCTCGCCGATCGAGATCCGGAGCGCAGTGCGAAGCCGCCGCGGGTTCGCGCAAAGAGGGCCGACTCACCTGGCGCGCCCGCGGTGATGAGATTCTCGCCGAGCGCTGTGAGCCGTTCGGCTTCCTTCCTGAGCGCGTCGAACGTGTCGTTGCCGTCGCTATCGTGATGGCTCTGCATGGCCTACCGCCCCTCCTTGACAAACACCAGCCTCCGGTACTGCTCGGCATCGTTCGCATCGAAGGACACGCGGAGGCGCCGCAGCTCGTCCTCGACGAGGGTCAGCCGCGTGCGGTCGCGGTGGAGCCGCGCGGACAGGCGCCGGGCCTCCTGCTCGAGCTGGTAGAGGCGGGCGGCGGGCGCCTGCGAGCCGATCCGGGCGCGGGCCTGGCCGTCGCGTCTCATCCGGCCACCGCGTAGAAACCGACGGCCCAGGCGACGAGCGCGACCAGCGTGACGGCGGCGCGCAGGAGCTCGCGGGCGATCACGCCGTCCTCCGCGGCGCCGCATCACGCTCGGGGCACTGGCGATCCGGTCCGTGCTCACCGAGCCTCCAGCCGCAGCCGAGACACTCCGTTGCGGCCACGACGACCCGCCGGCCAGGCGCGTAGAACGACGCGCGCGGATGCCAGTGGTAGCCAGC